GCAAGTTTTTTTGCCGGCACACGGCCGTCACATACGAAGTGTGTTTTGCCTTGTATGTCTGGGTAGGCGATTGAGCCTTTGCAAATTGTGCAGGTTTTCATTGTCGGAATCTCCCTTGTCGGTTAGGAATGTGCTTGTAGTGCTTTGATTGCTAAGTCGAGTGTAGTCACATCGTAAAGCGGCATCGGGTCTTCTAATGACAACTGGTTTTTCATTGTCTTTAGACGCTGGATGATGCTTGCGTGTGGGTTTGTGCTGACGTTTGCGATCTCATCAATCAGATTGAATATTGCCATGTTGTGGTTAACCATTTCTGTGCGCTCCAATACCATTTTTCGGGTTTCTTCTGTTAGTTCGCCTTGGTTCCATGCGCTGCCTTCGCTCATTTTGTTGCACTCCATGGCCCCCAGCCGTAACCGTGTTTGTCAACGCCGTAATTGTAAATTGCTAACGCTGCGCGCAAATTAACATCAGCCTGTAACAAGTTTTCTGCGTTTGTAATGATGCCGGCATCAATTAGCCATGGTGTCCAGAATCCGTTGATTTGCATTAGCCCACGACTGCCACCGTTTGGGTCTTTGCTGTTGACCGCGTTTGGTATGCAGCGTGATTCACGAAACATCACGGACTCGAGCACGGTGCGCTGATCGGCAGGCCAACCAAGGTTTACGCCTAGCGCGCTGAACTGCTCACAGGCCGAGCTGTATGGGTCAATGTAAATTGTGGACGACGTGCTTGACGTGGTGGTGCTTGGTTCTAGCAAATATGGCGCTAGGGCAATAGTCCCAGACGGGCTACCAGACGCGTCAGGAGCCCCTACAGCGACCGTAAAGCCAAAGACGGTACAAAGTACTAGCCCAATGATTTTCTCTGCAAAGTAGTTCATCGTTTCTCCAAAGGTATGGGCACGCCCCAACTAGATGCGTGCGATCTGAATGCGATTTGTCCCATAAGGAACTTGCCCGACTCTGGGCTAGAAAATATCTGCACCAAGATTTCTTGGCCGTTGTCCATCACTCCTGTATAGACGCTGTAATCAACTATCTGTGGGTCAGTCATTGCCTGTCCTTTTGTCGGTACCCCGACCCTAGAACATAATTCAGGGCTTAGGTGGGATTTCCCCGAACACCTTTAGGAATGCAACTTTTACAAAGATTACCGAATCGGCGGCCTGTGGGGTGATTTCAATATGAAACCAGTCGCCACCTGGTGCGCCATGAATGGTTGGCTTGCTGTATTTCTTCCATGCTTGACGATCGCAACGCCATGCGCGCCCGTACGGTTTTGGCATGTAGTCAATAATCATTTCTATGCCTAACTCGTTGGCGTTCTGCACCAACTTCTCAATGATTGGCATAGCAGCTTTACGTGACGCTTGCGGTCTACGTGCGCTTCCACGATACGACAAGTCAACTGCGCGACCTGTGGCATGTACAGACAAACTGCCTGGCTTGCCTTTCATGTCGCGCCGACCGTAACTGCCGTTGTTCCACAACGCGCCATTTGAGTAATAGATCACTTGTTTAATAAACTCATTCATGCCGGCACGTGGGCCTGCTGATGGGCCATCGCTGTTGCCTGTGTACGGCCGTGCGTTCGCGTTAGTTTTGGCTGTTGCCACGCCCGAACGCCTGATCGTTTTTGTTTACCCAACGCATAATTGGTGGGATAATTGCTGCGATTGCACCTTTTGCATAGTCACGTGGGTCTGTTGCGCCAGTCGAGTAAACCGCAATAAGTGCGCCAACAAGTGAGCGCGCATAACTGGCAAGCATTGCTTTGTCTTTAGCGGTGATTTTCAACATGGTGATCAATCTTTTCTTCTATTCGGCCAAGCATTTGGTGGACTTGTCCGTGGTCTTTTTTGTTTTCGTAGCCGATTTTGCTGATGAGCGCCACCACCACAGCGAAACCGCCACCGACCAAAGAAACCACAACCTCAGTTTCCATGTCACGCGGTAAGCCAAATGAAACGGGCAAACAAAGCGAGCGCTATTAGCGCAATTATGTTCATGCTGGTTGCTCAGGAAATTTAACTGTTTTTGCTGGTTTCCACTTTTTTGGGAAGTCGCGCAACAGCTGACGATATTCGGCCCAAGCGGCTTTGTCGGTTGGGGTGTCTGGAATCATCGCCCAATCGGATGCAACGAGTAGGGCGTCACGGCGTAGGCGCATGCGCTCGATCAGCCATTCGTCTGGTGCGCTTGTTTCGTGTGGTGCTAATAAGTCCATTACGCCTTCTTGTAGGTCATGTTGAATGAGTAATAGTCGCCTGTTGCCCATGTAAATGGTGCGGTTGAACTCCATCCCCCCCATTGAACATATTGTCCGTTTGCAGTATTTACACCGCCATAGGCAATGCTTGTTGTAGCCAATGCAGGCTGGCCAGCATAAAAAGCACCTGTTGAAACATCATAGAAATAGGCTGTTCCGATAGTTGTTGCTGCAGCGGTTGCTGTATCTACCGCAAAAGGCAATGTAAAGTTTGCGTTTCCACTTGTAAATGTGGTTGTAGAACCAAATGTAATTTTTCCGTAATAATGCACTAGTTCGTTAACGGTGCAGTATTTAGTAACGATCGTGCCGTTGCCGATAGTTATACCGCCCAAAGTTGGCGTAAAAGAAACATAGGTGCCAATCTGGGTGTTGCCAATACTGAGTTTCAGTTCCAACGCTTCTACAGCGTCGTTTATGTCTGCGTGTTGCTGGGCGTGGCTTGGCGCCGTAAGAGGGTTAGCCGCAATCGGATTAGTAAAACTATCCAAAGAGGTGGGGTAGTTGATCGCCATATTTCTATCCTAACAATTTAGGTCTATGTCAGTTGTTATATACATACCCAGCCTCGTTGTATGTGATCGGCGAGTCGTAAGCCGTCGGGGTGTTAGCAACCACCTGAGACAAGTAGTAGGTAAAACGGGTGCCTGCATAGGAAGCGGTCATGGTGCAGCCTTCGATATAGCAAACATAGTTTTGACCTCGGAACTCAACACCAATTTGGGTGCCTACAGAAAACGGCCAAGGGAAAACTGAGCCAGCAATCGGCACGCCACCGATCTGGTCTAACTTGAAAACGTTTTGCGCTTCTGCCATGCACGAAATGGAACTTAATTCAAAGTTTTGGTAACTGTAAATGGATAGCAAATAGTCGGCAAAGGCTTGCGCCTCAATCAAACTGCCGTTAACGGTGTTTACCTGATAAGTCCTGTAAGGCTGGACCGCGCCCACTTTGGTGGCAATAGCATCAGCGAAACCGTCTGCGCTAACAATGACCTGGGTGTAATAGTTGTCGGTAACGCTTTGAAAGTTGATCACGTCGTAAACCTGATGGGTGGCGTCGTTAGTCGTATCGGAAAAATTAATAGTGCTAACGTCCACGCCTGTGGGGTAAACAGTTGCGTCCCATCCGTCGTCGTCACGTACCCAGACATCCGTTGCAAAGGTGCCGTCAATGACCCGACCGTTAAGGCTTAGCGCGATACGGGCAACCCAATCGGCCCATGTTCCATCTATAGTGGTTGCGCCCATCGTTTCAGTAGAACTCGGGTTGTTGTAGGCAATTACGGTGCCAGTTTCCGTTGTTGCATCTGCAGCTTGAACTGCAACCGTGCCGGCAGCCATTGCGTAACCGTCGCCTTGTAAACGTCCCAGTCGAGCAAAAGCGCCTTCAACGTTGATGTCAATTCGGTCTGCTGGGCCTACAGCGTTTGCGTATGGGATGCCGTAACTAACTGACACATCGGAGATAACACCGAGCCAAACAATGTATGGCGTGCCTGTGGCGTTTTCTATTTTGATGAAGTTTCCTGAAACAAGGTAGGTAATCGGCAACGCAAAGCCTTGTGGGTATCTTGCCGATATTGACCCTGTTGACGCTTTAGCCTGATCAAGTTGATCTATGCGCCCAATGCTGATATTGATGTCCTGCACATAGGGGAGTTCATACCATGGCCCACTTGCTCCAAGAGAATAATAGGTTTTGTAGTTTTGCAGGCCCATTAGTAAATGTTGCTTATTTTGATTGGGATGGAACCGTTTTGGCGCATGTAGGTGCGTAGAGCTGAGACAACTGCGTTAGGGTCGGCGCTGGTTACGTTGACTGTCACATTTGTGGTGTTGCCCATTCCGCCTACCTGGTCTAATGGGATGATCATTTCTGGTCCAGCCTCGCCTATAAGTCCGATCAGCGGAGACGTGACAATGCCACCCTCAGCAAAACGTGGAATGCCAAAGCGACCCGCAGCTGGTCTAGGGGCTGTACTGCCGCCTAATTGCGGTACGGGAACCGATGGTGCTTTTGGAATGTCTGGCAAAATTGGGATTGAGTTGTACGCGCTAATAATTGCGTTTACCGCCCCGATCGCAGCGTTGACCATGCCAGCAAAAAATCCAATAACGGTGTTAACGATTGCGTTAATGCCGTTTCGAAACCACTCAAATTTGTTGTATGCAGTAACAAGTGCAACTACAAGCAACGCTATGCCAGCAGCAATCAGGCTAAATGGATTTAATGCCATAGCAATGTTTGTGGCCACGATTGCGGCAGCAACCGCGCCGATAGCAGCAGCAATTGCTAAAAATGCTTTGGGGTTGTCTTGAGCCCATGCGGCAAATTTGTTAAGCACGGGTAGCACGGCCTCAAGCACAGGCAACAGCGCAGCACCAATTGACTCTTTGGTTTCGCCAATAGAGTTAGACAAGATTTTCATTTTGCCTGCAGCGGTGTCTGCTGCGGTTGCGGTTGCTCCGCCAAACGTACCGCCAAGCACGTCCATGACCTCGTTGAGGCTTGCGCCTTCTTTAATCATTGTTGCCATTTCTGGGGTCAATGATCGGAGCGCCTTGAAGTTGCCCTGGTATGCCTTGGCAAGCGCGTCAGCAACGGTGGAACTGTCCATCTGTAGCGCTGTGCTGATGTCCATGACCAAGTTCATGTCTTTCATGGCAAGATCAACATCTTTTGTACCGCGCACCAAAGCCTCAAGGCTCTTGCGGTACTCGGTGTCAGCAATGCCAGACGCTCGAGACATTGCGCTGATCTGATCTTCAATTTGTGCGGTCTGCGCGGCTCCCGCGCCAGTCACATTCTGCAAAGTAAGCGCTAAAGCCGCCTGCTCCTGCTGATCTTCCATCGCAGCCTTAGTTGCGTCACCCAGCGCCAACGCCAAACCGCCAAGCGCGGCAGTTGCCGGCACCGCCGCTTTCTTAATAGCAAACTGGGCTTTCTCTGACGTTGTTTCCAGTTGCTTAAATTGGGCAATAGCCTTCTTAATCCCTTTGCCGTCAAACTCTGAAATGATCGGGATATTGATT